AGCAATAAGTGCTACCAACATTGGAAGTCGTACCGCTAATAGAAGAGCAGAAATTGTACGTATAAAGGGAAATGGTAACGTTGGCATAGGCACAAACAGTCCAGGCGCTCGTTTAAGCGTGGCTTCAAACTCATCGCAATATGATGTTGCAGTAAATGTAATTGAATCTACTCACGCTACTTCAAAACGAGCTGCTGTTTTACTTGGTAGTTGGAATATAGGTCAAAGTGTAAATGGTAATGCGGCGCGTGATTTTTATGTCTATGATGATCGCGCCCGCATGGAAATTTCACCTTCTACATCAACTGATCCTGACAATGTTAGGTTTAGAAATGCAAATAATACGAATCATTATTGGTTTTATAATAGATCAAACGTTGCTGGTGTTACTTCGGATGAAAGAACAAAAAATACAATACAAAAACTCGATACTGCAGAGGCTTTGCAATATATAAATCGTATATCTCCGTCAACGTTTATCTCAAACGGCGATACAGAATTGCAAGCTGGATTTATAGCTCAAGATTTATTAGAAAATGCGACCACCTCAGATCAAAAAACAGTAGTACACAATCATAAGACCTATAACAAAAACAATCCAGATTGTCCAATTTTAGGGGTGGCAGATCGTCCAATTTTAGCTTATTTAGTTGCAGCAATGCAGGAACAACAAAAAATAATTATTGATTTACAAACTCGCCTTGAAATTCTTGAAAATAAAGGCTCTTAATTTTGTTATAAATACATTAAATAAAAATATATATGGCAGCAATCGTAACAGACTCCTTTCGTAGAAACAACGCTCAATTTTTTCTAGACAATATTGCAGACAGTACATATTATCTTGGGCTTGGTAAATCTGAACAATGGGCGACCGACGAGGAGTCAACAAGTTTAGTTATACCTATTCCTCTTGGAATTCCTTCAGATGATTCCGATATAAAATCAAATTTAACTACATTAATTAAGATTAATACGGTTAATAGCGGACTGGTAATTCCACAAATAAAATGGAAAGCTGGTGCTCGCTATAAGGCATACAGTCCAGCCGATCCTGATTGTTTTTACCCTAGTACACTTGTTGGTGGAGGAGAAGTTAATCCATGCTATGCAGTTATAAGTGGACGAATTTACCTATGCTTAAAGGCCGGTGACGGAGCAGTTGCCAACATTCCAGTGTCCACTGACTATCGTGCCCTTAGTTATGGCAGTGATGGTTATATATGGATACTTGTTGATAATGTAGTTACTGCAACTGCAAATATCAATACCGATCAATTTATTAGCATTTCTTCTGGAGTTGCTGCTGATTCAATTTCAGCAGCAATTGAAAATGATGGTGGAGGGTTATTATACGGGTTTACAGTAACTTCTGGAGGCAGTGGATATACATCTACAAATTCTGTTCAGTTTGTTGCGCGAAAAATCAATGACACCGAAATTACAATAACATGCCCAGTAAATATAAATTCTACTACTGGGGCGATTGAAAGTGTGCTATTGCCTGCTGACTATTCTTATATCGCGGAGTCTTCAAAAGGTATAGTTGATGGATATTTTATTTTTGACTCTTTTGAAACTGGATCTGGAGCAGTCATAGTTCCACATATTGCTCCTGCTCGTGGATTTGCATACAAACCATCAGCAATTTTACCATCGTGGTATGTTGGAATCGCGGTAGACGCAGTTGATACAATTTCGGATGATGGGTTGTATATACCATATCGTCAAATATCGGTATTAAAAGATATAGAATATTCTGAAGGTTCATCAATTGATACACTAGCCGCGCTTCGTTACCTAACATTAGCGTCTGCTCCAACAAGTACTCCTGCAGTTGGTAGTTTAATAACTTTTGGTACGACTGGAATAAAGGCGTATTTTGATAACTATTCTACTGTTTCTGTTGGTGGAAGCACCCAACATCGTGTTTATTTTCACCAAAACTCAACTACTGGATATGGCGTGGTACCATCAACTGGTTCATTTACAGCACCTAATAATAACACTATAAATTATTTAACAGTAAATAACAATGAGTATACACCACGTAGCGGCGAAGTTATATTTGCTGAAAATCGCAAAAAAATAAATCGTCAAAGTGCTCAAACTGAAGAAATCAAGATTATTATTCAATTCTAATGTCTGTTACAACATACAACACTACATATCATGATGATTATAATGCGTCTGGAAATGGCGATAAAAATTATCTTCGCGTATTATTTAAACCTGGTTATAGTGTACAGGTAAGAGAACTTAATCAGTTGCAGTCTGCACTGCAAGATCAAGTTAATCGCCTTGGCAGTAGTGTTTGGAAAAATGATACTGCAGTAATTGGCGGCAAGACTTCTTTTTTGCCCAGTGTACGCTCACTTACATTAAACCTATCAAATGCAGTTTCATCTGTTGCCGAAACTGCATTTACTGCCGCTCAAATTGCCGAGACCGCAAAAACTATTAAATATGCTTCAGGTCTTCGTGGTGAAATACTTGGTTATAGACAAATAGAGGCAAACATCTATAGGTTTTATTTTACATATATCAATACGGGAAATGCCGGCGAAACTGAATTTGATGATGACACACTCGCTGGTTATAGTCTAATATTGCGTTCTTCAGATTTAAATTTAACTGAAAATGAGTTGCCATCAGTATCAAATCTAACTTATATTTCTATTGGGTTTGCGTCTGGAATTGTTTGTGAAGAAGGTGTATTTTTTACAAAGGGATCATTTGTAGCAGTTCCGCGTCAAACGGTTTTCATTGATAAGGCGTCTGAAGAAACACTTCTTTCTGGTTATGCAGTATTAAAGATTGATGAAAATATTGTCACCTATTCAAGCGATAATACATTACTTGATAATGCAAATGGCACTCCAAACTATAGTGCTCCAGGCGCCGATCGTTATTCAATAGACTTAACATTGCAATGGATCACATCAACTGTGTATGCAGCAGATGTATCAAATTCATATATAAAACTGCTTGTAATAAATTCTTCGCGTCCATTAGAAGTTGTTGAAACTGCAGAATACTCGGAAATTGTTGATATACTTGCAAAGCGTACAAGCGAAGAGTCTGGTAACTATACAGTAAATCCATTTTCTATACAAATACGTGAGACATTTGATGGCGATAATTTACCAGCAAATTGTATTGTAGTTGGGCGGCGCTATCGCATTCAAGATCTTGGTAGCACTACTGCTCCTCTTACTGATTGGGTTGCTCTCGGCGCAGCTTCGCCTGCAATTGTAGGTTCTGAATTTGTAGCAGTTTTACCACCAGGAGACGGAACATCAGGCACTGCATTAGTAAATGAAACCAATGGCGGCCGCGTTAGTGAGGTTGCATATATACATGGTGCATACAAGGCAGATGATCTAGATCAAATAGGATATACATTTGAAACTGTCGCTCAGCAAAAGGCAGCAATTGAAGATGCACGAGGTAAATTTACTGTTACTCTCGATCCATCTACTGCTTATGTTGATGGGTACCGAGTAGCACTTGATAAAAGTTTAAACTTAACCTCTCCAAAGGCTCTTGAGACTGGAGAGTTTAATGTCAGTGTGAGTGCAAATATAGGCAACTATTTTATTGGTGATGTACAACGTGCCAATGCGAATGATTCTACCTTTCCATCGATTTCAACAATTACAAATACATATAACCTGTATGCGTACAACACGACATTATCAACTACTACACCTCCAGTAGAAGGTGCAAATGTAGTCATTATTGGCACTTGTCGCATAAAGGCGTTTGAACCAACTGGCGCGTCATCTACAGAATTTAAATGTTATGTATATGATGTAAAGTTTAATAGTCCAACTACCACGCCCGCAGATTGGGCGATTCGCAGATTTGATAACATTGATCAAATCTATGGAAATAACTTTTTGTTTAATGTAACTGGTGGAAATTTACAAGAAACAACATTAAGTACAAACTTGTTTGAACTTCCATATGCACAAACAAAGACTCTTCAAAATATATCATATTATGTTCAACAAACTTTTAGCGGATCTACTGCACCAAATATAACTCTTAATGTTGGTGATAATAAAATATTTACTGACACAAGTGATATTACATTAATAGTTAATGGAACCACTAAAACACAAAGTGAATATACTGCAACGCTATCATCGAATGCAAAAACTATTACAATAGTACCGAGCAATAGCAACTGGTCATCAGGCGCAGTTTATAGTGCGCTTGCAAAAGTTAAGGTTATAAATGCCAGTACCGCAGCGCGAGTTACAAAGAGTGTGGCATCTACTACAGACAGTGGCGTTACACCAGCGTCTGGAGGTGCGTCTCGCATATACACTCTTAAAAATACCGATATTATCCGCATCGTAAGTGTGGTTTCTGCTAATAAAGACATTACCTCATCATTTAAACTAATTGATGACGGCCAACGCGATAACATCTATACAAATGGACGCATCCAATATATTGGTTCTGGCCAATTAAATGCTAATATTGATATTACATATGAATATTATGACCGTCTTGGCGGAGTCTCTGGTCGTGATCTCGTGATGTATAATGTTGACTCTTATAGTTCAAATAACAACAGCGTTGGCACCCCATATGATAATATACCAACATACTCTGGGATTAAACTTTCTGATGTGCTAGACTTTAGACAAGACATACTCTATACTGTAAATTCAGGTGTTGTTGGAAATATAGTATCAAATACTGGAAAAGCCATTATTGATCCAAATACCCCTATAACTTGCGCAGCTACATTTTATTTACCACGTATTGATAAGGTTACAGTAAATTCTAGAAATGAGTTTGCGATTATTCAAGGCATTCCATCTCTAACTCCAGTTGAGCCTGGAGCGCCAAAAAATTCAATGACACTCTATTCATTGAACGTTCCAGCATACACGCCAAATGTGTCTGAAATTGTAAAAAATTATATCGACAATCGTCGATATACAATGCGAGACATTGGTGCCCTTGAAAAACGTATAGGCAATATTGAATATTATACTTCGTTATCATTACTAGAACGTTCTGCTAATGATAAACCAATTTTTGATGATGCTGGCGAACGATTTAAAAATGGAATACTAGTTGATAATTTTATTGGTCATGGAGTTGGCGACGTCTTTGATCCTCAATATCAATGCGCAGTTGACCGTGACGCTGGACTGTTACGTCCTCGATACAATACTCATAACATTGACCTTGCAATTGACAGTCCGCTAACAACTACTACAGTTACAAATACTACGAGTGGTTCAATTACACGCACTACGCTTACAGACAATGGGAAAATACGAGTACATGACAGTATAATTACGCTGTCTTACGACGAGGTTGAACTTGTTTCGCACCTAAAAGCGACTGCACACATTAGTGTTCACCCGCACATATATGCAAAGATTAATGGGAATATACGTCTGTCTCCTGCTGCCGATAATTGGAAAGACACAATCACTCGCCCAGATCTTATTGTAACTGATGACAGCGCATTTGATGCAATCAAGTTTATTGCAGAAGATCCAGCGCTTGACATACTTGGCACGGATTGGAATAACTGGACTAGACAATGGGGTGCGAGTAGTACAACTACTACACGCGGAGCATTTATAAGAGGTCGTGGCATACCTACGACAACCACTACACAACGCGCATATACTGACACTCGTACAGGCACAAATACTACTCTTGGTTTTTCATTTGTGCCAAAAAGTCTTGGTGAAAGTGTTGTTGATACTACAATTATACCATTCATTCGTTCACGAATTGTATATTTCCATGCAACTGGATTAAAGGCGTCTACTCGAGTCTATCCATTCTTTGAAGATCGTGATATATCAGCATACACAAATCAAATATTAAATAACGATTCAACCAAATTTATCATTCCTACGACAGTAAATGATAACACTACTCGTCGTTTTGATGGAATCTTATCAAACCAATTACCATCTCCAGAGTCTGGTTATAGCGCATATGGCGCAACATTAACTACTGACACATCTGGAGAACTCTATGGTTCATTTATCATACCAAATAATAGTTCGATTCGATTCCGTACTGGTGATCGTACATTTAAGTTGACTGATGATCCGCGAAATGCATCTTCAGAAACTACGTATGCACTATCAAAATATACTGCAAGTGGTATACTTGAGACTGTGCAAGAGACGATATTGTCTACGAAAACGCCACAATTTACTGTAACCCCAATTTCAGACACTCGTTCTGGAACTGTAGTCACAAGCACTACAACATATCATGACCCGCTTGCTCAGTCATTTATAATTAGTTCAGAAGACTATCCAACTGGTGCATTTATAACTTCAGTTGACCTATACTTTGCTCAAAAGGCACTTTTCCAACCGGTTGAAATTTATATTGTAACAATGGAAAACGGTGCACCAACACGCACAATAGTTCCATACTCACGCACATTCCGTCGCCCATCTGAGGTACAAATAAGTGCTAATGGTTCATTGCCCACAAACTTTAGGTTTAGTGATCCTGTTTTCTTAAAGAGTGATGAAGAGTATGCAGTGGTAGTATCATCAAATGATGGTGATTATCGTTGCTGGTATGCAATACTTGGTGAAGCTGATGTGATTACTGGTAAACGTATAGAAAAACAAGAATATCTTGGTACATTTTTTACAAGTGCAAACGCCTTCACTTGGACTCCTCAACAAGAACAGGACCTAAAATTCAAAATTAATCGTGCACAATTCTTTAATCCAGCAACGACGACAGTCAAGTCTGGAGACATTAATTTTAGAACACAATTACACACTGGTGTCGAAACAATTGAAATTGTAGATGGTGGTAGTGGATATGGGTTGCCTCCAACAATAACATTCGATCCAAGCAGAGGTACTCGCGCAGAAGCTGTAATTGATCCATTTACCGGTAGTATTTCACGCGTAATTATACATGATCGTGGAGCAGGATATAATAATAATGCTCCTACAGTAATAGTAACAAAAAATACTGCAGACAGCAACACTCCAGTAGTACCCAACTTGGTTGCAAAACTGGCAGAAATTCCGGTGTCTATTTTTAACTTACGTCAACCAAACTTAGCATTTAATAATTCTGCAATATCTCATAGGATTCAATTTGGAAATGAATCTCCAGAACGTATTGAAGCAAATAGCGATAATTATATTCCTAGTAGTTATGGTAATTTAAGTTCTCATATACTTACATCACGTAATCAAAATGTCCCGTTTGGACCACGCGCAGTGCTTACATCAAATCTTATGTCTGCTGATTCTGCAATATCACCCGTGATTGATGTTGATGGTTCATCATTGCTAACAATTGCAAATATTATCAATGATGACTCTACGGATGAAGGTTATACTGTATATGAATCTAGTACTTCTACCGGAGGTTCAAATACTACACTTATAAAAAGTACAGCAACTTGGACAACAAATGCGTTTGTTGGAAAAACATTAAAAATAACGAGCGGCACACTAAGCGGAAAAGAATTTACAATAACTGCTAATAACGCGACTATTCTTACATTCTCTCCAACAGCTGCCTCTGCAGTTGGTAGTGATGTGACATATTCAATTGTAAGTCCATTAGAAAATGGATCTGCAACTGCTCGATATATTACGCGTAAAGTTAACTTAAACTCTCCTTCTGATCGATTAAATATTTATCTATCAACAAATCGTCCTACATTTGAAACAGACATTAAAGTTTATGTTAAATTGGGATTTGATACAACTACTACAGATGATCAATTAGTATGGACAGAATTAACTCCAACAAATCCAATACCAATTAATACAAACATTGATACATATTCTGAAACTGAATATGTAATTGACCCAGGTGATGACTTTGTTTCTTTCCAGGTAAAAGTTGTACTCCTGTCAAATAATATTTTTGATATACCGACAATTCGAGATTTTAGAGCAATTGCAACAGTATAAAATTTATGGCCACTCGAAAAAAAATTAAAGTAGAAGAGAATCCAACGCTTGAAAGAGACTCTTTTTCAAATGCTATTCTAAACACAGACACGACAGCATATGTTGCAGCTCGCAATCGAAAAAAGCATATACGCCATCAAGAGCGAATAATTGCAGACTTACAAGCAAAGGTTGAAGAGTTGTTAGCTTGGAAACTTGAAATAGTTGAAATGTTAACAAAAAAAGAGAATAAATAAAGATAATGGATTCAATTCAATTTTCAGAGTTTTCTACAACTGGTGTTAATATATCTGACACCTTTGATATTTGGCGTCAAAAAACAAATGGTGTAGTAACAGAACTAACCGATTTGCGTAATGATATATCGCCGTTATTTTATAGTACTGGCCAAAACTCATCGTCATTGCTGCGTACTGTCACGCTTGATACACCACAGACTATAACTGGTACAAAAACTTTTTCTGGCGGCACTGCGGTTTCTCCAATATTAAAAATTGATGCCGCCGGAGTTTATTATGAAGAGGGCACATTGGTTTCTACCGTTCCTTTAAAAAGTAATAAAATAATAATTGGCTCTCAACTGCAACTGGGCGCGCACCAATACTCAATACCAGTAAACAACCCAACTGAATCTTCTCTCTTAAGAAAAGAAGGAAACTCTTTGGCATGGACGTCACTTAGTGGCATTATTGCCCAAATACAAAGTGAAGGAGCAGTAAACGTAAGTACCACAAATGTAGTACTTCCAATTGGAACAATACAACCATATAGTTCAGTTACAAGTGTACCAAGCGGATGGCTGTCTTGTGGTGGTGCACGTTTTAAGGGAGGAGATTATCCAGAACTTGCTACGCTGCTATTAGCAACATATGGCCCAATTTTTACGACTCAAACTGGAAATACTATTGCTCCTTCAGTGTCATATAATGCTTCTTGGTGGTACACTCTCCCTGATTTACGCGGTCGAGTCACTCTTGGGGCTGGAACTGGCACTGATATAGCAGCCGGACAACAAACATTTACACTTGGCGGGTCTGGAGGTAAATATTCTCATGCATTGACAATTGCTGAGATGCCATCTCACGCTCATACGATAAGCACCGATGGCGCCCATACTCACTTTATATCAACTGCTGATATATTTAATACTTCTGCGTTTATTATCAATGATCAAAGTGGTGATAAGATAGTTAGTAGCGATAATGTTCCTACGTCTATAGGAAATTATCGTGATAATCGCTATGGCACACAAAGTGCTGGTGCACACAGCCACACCATAGGCAATACCGGAGGCAGCCAAACTCACTCTATAATTCAACCATATCTCGTTACAAACTATATTATAAAGGCAACTCCTGATTCTGTAGTCAACACATTCATCGACCGTGGAAATGTTTTTGATATAATACGAGGCACAGAGTCTATTCAAAGTTTGTCGCTTGCAAATGGCGGCACCGGGGTTTTAAATTTAAGACATGACCCAACATTAACAATTAATGTTGATCGTCAATTGGGAATAGCAGAATCTTCAATTACGCCTGATAAACTTGCAACTAATTCTGTTGATCCATCTAAATTAAGTCTTGGTGGTCCATCATGGGATTCTGCCTCTGCAACTTTATTTGAAGGCAATGATCCTAATACTCGTAAAAGAGTTGCAACTCGCGAATATGTAGATGCACTTGTATTTAAAAAAGGACCTGCTGCAAAGTTAGTAAATAAACCTAGTCATGCACCGCACAGTTCTGCACCTGGTTTTGGTGAATTTTGTTATATAAATCATGACGGAGTTCCAATAATAACTGGAGGCAGTCCATATAGTAGATTTGGACACGCCGACAAATATTCGCATTGCGAAATGCCATTGCCTGATAATAGAAAAGCAGTAGAATTGCATGTCACACGATACAGTGCATGTGCCCTTGACAATGAAGGCGAGTTATGGGCAATTGGACTCATTTGGCATAATCCCTATAATATGGTGCCATTTCCTGGAACAGCAAATGTAGATGTACGTGTAAAAGAATGGACAAAAGCATACAACCCGCTCTATAACTATTCGGCTGGCAATAAAATTAAAAAGGTTATAATTAGTGGTGGATATGATATTCAGAACGTTGCTGTAATTGATACATCAAATCGCCTTTGGATTGCAGGATATAACCAACATGGCATATTAGGCCGTGGTAACAATGGGAGAACTACCACAAACACTGGAACAAAACCAGCTGGAGAGACAACACCAGTGCTTGAAAATGTCTTTGATGCTTGTATTATTGGTACATGGAATGGAACAATTGAAACTGCAACATGCATAGCGCTAACTTCATCTGGCATACAGGTGTCTGGTTATGGTTCTACTGGCTTACGCGGTGATGGCTTAAATCCAGCAGCAGTTAATAGCACATTTAATACCGTTACAATACCAGACATAACTGATTATTCATCATGTAGGTTGTATGCCGGAGGGGAAGACTCTGCTACAACTGCGTTTTTAGTTAGTGGCTCTGGAAATGTAATTTATGGTTGGGGCTATAACGGCAATGGAATACTTGGTGATAACACAACATCAAATAAAAATCGTCCAACTGTAATTTGGGAAGATCCAAATTTAAATATTGATAAGGTTTATACTACAACCCATACAGATGGAACAGGTGCCGCATATATATTTGGTAGCAAAAATAATGCGACAACTAAACTTGGCGCAGACATAACAACCTCTACAAGTGGTCACCTTTTAGGAACGTCTATCAGTTCTAGTGATACTGCTAATATAATTGCAACTAGCTCTCCAGGTATTGGAACTGGACGTGTGCAATGCTATCAATATTCTGGAACAGCATGGAATGCATATGGAGCAGTTATAAATGGTTCTGAAAATGCCAGTAATTTTGGTAATTCTGTAAGTTTAAGCTCGTCTGGTAATCGCCTTGCAATTGGTGTACCTGACGGACAACGCGTAGGCACCAATATTTTTGGTCAAGTTCGCATTTATGATTATTCAGGCGGAGCATGGTCACAACTAGGAACTAATTTAAATGGAAGTCAAGCGGGAAGTAAATTTGGTGGTACCGTTGCGCTGTCTGGTGATGGAAATACCTTTATAGTTGGTGCACCAAATACAAGCAAATCATTTAATGGAACTGTTTCTACGCTTGTGGGACAAGTGCGTGCTTATTCTATAACTGGTACAACTATAACTCAACTTGGATCAGCAATAGATGGATCTAGTGGTGGTCAATATTGCGGATCTGCGGTTGCAATTAATAACAATGGGACTATAATTGCGGTTTCATCTGGAGGAAATGCAAATGCTGGAGTAGTTCGCGTGTATCAATTAGTGTCCGGTCAGTGGTCGCAACTTGGTGGAGATCTTGCTGGTAAAAGCGCCAATGATAATTCTAATAATATATCATTAAGTGGATCAGGCACACGCATTGCAATAGGCGCGCCTGGAGTTGATGATAATGGACTTAATAGCGGTCAAGTGCGCATATTTGAATATAATCAAACTACTACAACTTGGGAACAACTTGGCACCAATATTAATGGATCTGCAGCAGGATATGCTAGTGGTTCTGCAGTAGTGCTATCACGTGATGGACAAACTCTTGCAATAGGCACGCCAAATGCTGACACTCTTGGAAAAACAGATAATGGATATGTACGTTTGTACAGACTCTCTGGTAATAGTTGGAAATTATTAACTGGCAATTTATCTGGAGAAAATTCTACCGAAAAATCAGGATCAGTCCTTGCACTCAGTTCAAATGGTAATACTGTAATAATTGGTGCGCCAACATATAATGCTAATCGTGGACTTGTACGAGCAATAACATTTTCATCAACTCCAACAATAACAAATGAATTATGGTGTTCTGGTACAAATACTGGAAATAAATTTGGTATAACTGGAAACAGCAATCAGTGGAGACTGTCTGGACTACTTCCGTCTGGATATAGCCTTGAAGACTTTTGGTGTGGAAATGGTTTTTATTCAGACAACGTAAATTTTGCAAAAGCATACAGAGCGTCTGATAATAAATATTACTTGTTTGCTGTTGGAAAAAATGGCCATTATCAAGCTGGAAATGGAAGTGCACTTCAATTAAATAGTTGGACCCGTCTTAATTTAAGTTCAGAAATTGTAGAAAAAATAGTTGATATACAATGTGTATCACCTTATGACTCTGAAGACTATACAGTCTTGTTATTAGATGATGGTTCACTATATTTTTCTGGATATAATGCCTATATGATTGATCCAAATTTACCAAATAACGCATTGAGAACAGACTTTACACGCATTAAATAATATGTCAGATTATAAAAAAATAATTTTAAAAAATAGTCCAGTTCCTGGTGCAGTTCCACTAGAAGATTTCTTGGATTTTGGCGAATTAGCACTTAATTATGCTGATAAAAAATTGTATTATAAAGAACTTGGCGGAGGAATTGTTGTACATGAGACTCCATATCTTGACGACGAAGGCAGTCAAAATTCCGTGGTAAAGAGAAATGGTGATGGCTCTGGTGTTTTTAATGGAGTCATTAGTAATGTATCTGATCCAGACCTGTATGCATTAGATATTTCTTCTAGTGCGTCTACTACTGCTCAGGTGTCTGCTCTAAACACTCAAACCGCAATAAATGCATCTGCAGTGAGTGGTATTGGTGCAAATATAAACAGCGCCTCTGGTATTGGCGCAATTATAAGCAGCGGTAGTTCTACAGCTGCAGTTATAAGCAGCAATAGTTCCACATATCATGCAGAATTTGGAAATAGAGCTACAAATAATTCATCTGCAATTGAAAGAATTCGTGGTGCATTTGTGTGGTTCTATAACACATTTAAAGGTCGATTGCAAACCGCAAATATAGCTGCTGATCGCAATTGGACACTACCAGATCGTTCAGGCACGATATTATTAGATTCAAGTATACGCAGTGGAAAAACAATCTACGTTGATGCTGGTGTCGGTACAGACACTCGTAATGGATTTACGGCATATTCATATACTCCGTATGCAACCATAAGCGCTGCTGTAACAGACTCATCACCAGGTGATTTGGTTTATGTTCGAGCAGGTACATATAATATTACTTTATCGATCAACCTTAACGATGAAGGAAGCCTATATTTTGAACCAGGAGCAACAGTTAGTGTTGCAACAGGTGTTACAGCATTTTCTTTTAATCAAGCCACAAATAATTTTCCAGCAGCTAATTCTATTCGTATTCAAGGACATGCTGATTTTGTATTAACTGGCTCAGCAGGAATACTAACAATACCCACTTCAAATAATACTTCTTCACCACCTATTGTTGCATTTGAATGTAATAGTATCACTGGTCCAAATGCCGCTACTGGTACGCTTTTTAATATTGAGAACGGAGTATTGTCTGTTGATGCTAAAACTATAGCAATGACAAACACATTTACTGCTTCAAATGCTACTGTATTTAATATTACTGGCACTGGAGATGTTACAGCAAGAATTCCATATGTATATTGTGGAAGATTTGTTAATGGTTCTGGCGCAGCTAATGTTGGTGGCGGTGCTGTTGCTCAGATAAATGCTGACGTTTGGACATTGGTAACATACAACGCAACAGCTGGTATGAGTCTAAGGTTAATTACTACTAACTTTAGAATAGTTAATTATAATCATGTTGGTGTAGGTGCTGCATTAAGTTGGACAGAAAATACCACATTAGAATCTCATGGTTTCAAAGGCATTACTTGGAATAGTTTGGCTGGTCAACAGCATATAACA